AGCGCCTCCTACTGGAGCAGCGGTAGGAGCAGGGGACGTTTGCTCGACTGTAGGCATTGCTCCAGCAGGAGGATTCTGAGGTTGCTCCTTAACTGTAAACGCCTCAAGCATCGCTTCTTCAATCGGCTTGCCACCCTTGCGTGCCTTAATAGCGAGTGAGATGTTCTTGATAATCTCAGTTGGATTCTGTCCATTGACAGATAACTGTGCAAAGTTTTGAATGTTCGCAAGTAAAGACTTACGCATATTTTCAATTTCAATCTTCTCAAGTTCCTGAGTTACGTTAACTTGGAATGGAAGTTCACGCATTGCTAAGTCAGAAGAGATTAATCCTCCACCTAAAGCCTGTAGCATGAAGATAAGACCTTGTGCTGGGTTAAGACCAGCAAGCATGCCGTAACGAACTTCTACTGAGTAGTCACCATTGATGTGACGTACTGGGTCGTATTCAACTTCGTAAGGTGAACCAGCATCAACACCACGAATGGTCTTCTTGCCTGGGTAAACTTTCTCATCAACTTCAAAGCAAATCTTAATTACTTCGCGGATAGCGTTAGCGAAGACAACTTGTGCTGCTTTAACTTGAGTATCAAATGCACCAAGCAGAGCCTGTACACCTTGACCTGTAACGATAGATGCGTTGACGTTACCAGTACGTCCCTCTGGATAACGAGCGCCAACGCGTAATTCTTGATTAAGTAACTGCTGTTCAGTAAACGCACTCTGTGGAATTGAGAACTCAACTCGGCGTACACCTTGAGGATTATCAGTTTGGATAATCGCGTCTGGTCCCATAGGAAGTTCTGGGACATCGCGTGGAATAACAGTAGGAGCCTGTACTGACTTCTCAGCAAGTTCCATTGAAAGCATCGCAAAGCGATTGCGTAGTAACTGGATTCCGATTACATCATCAAACTGTCCGTGCATATCGTCATCAACTGATGGGCGAACAACAGGGACAACCATCATCTTGCCAATTGGATTGACAGCCTTAGATAGAACTAGGTTCTTACGTGAAGGCACGTAGATGATTGATTGGTCTTTATCGTAGTAACGAATGATTTCAACCTTGCGGTCTAAGTTCTGTGACCAACCATCAGAGCCTAGTAGCGCATATTCGTACTCTGGAAACTTATTTACTAAGTCATAGAGTGTTGATTCGTAACTTTTAGCAAATGCAACGCATCGCCCGTAGCGGTCGAATTCAGGATAACTTCCTAGTGAGTTCTCTACTCGGATACGCGGCAGTCTTGCTTCTTCATCTAACTCAACGATGTACACTGAAAAGCCATATGTTGAATAGGCATCTGTTGCTTTGTACTGTTGGATAGACAAATCTGAATGGATAAGGTAGTTAGCCGCAATACGTGTGCGGCGGTCTGCGAATTCACGCGCCTTATCGCTAGTTGAGTTTACTGCAGAGCAGTTTACTGTTGGCATTGGAGCCATAACTTCTGCGAAGTCACGTGCAGCCACGTCAACTGTATTGGCAACTACCTGAGCATCAACGCCTTCTGGGAAAAAGTCTGGGTATACAGAAGAAATCTTTCCTTGACGTACGGCAAGTACACGCTCGTGGCGTAAGTCGCGGTCTGCAGCGCGGCGTTTAGCCGTCTGGACGCGAGCGACAATCTGCTCAACTGATAGTGCCATGGTTTCCTAACTGAATTTATTCGTCCCAGTATTCCTGGTACGCCTCGTTCATGTGAATAACTCCGCGATTTGCTGCTTGTCCTCTTGTGACCCAGCGATTATTTGCGAATTTTTGTGTTTGAGTATTGCGTTGCATCAACTCTCTTGCGCGAATTACTGCGAACCAGAGAGCCATAACAGTATCGGTAGGATTTCGAGTATCTGGTTTCCAGGTAATCAATTGCTGGACTAGTGTCTTAAGTCCTTCCGAGCCTTCGTTGGATGGCAAAGATATGATTCCATCGTCCTGATGTCGGTTATCCCTAATACTTCCAAAGAGTGTTGACATGGAAGCGACACCGTAACTTGTATCCCATTTGTTTTTACCCGTGAAGTGTGACTGTAACGAGCAGCCATACTGTGCGAGGTAGTTCCTGAGGTTCTCATCCAATGCGTACGCTTTCTGGTGTGCGTTAATTTCAATGCGTAGTTCTTGGGGACGGTACTTCTCAACCCATTCTTCAATGAGATTTTGAATTTTTTGCGGGGTAGTGTCAGTCATATTGACACAATCGTTTACATAAATCTTTCCGTCTGCGCGGTTGAGGGTAATCATTACCGCTCCAGTTGCTCCAGCCATAGCAGGGTCAAGACCCATAATGGTGTATGCACCTTCAACTCGCGCAGGATGTCCAGGTATTCCTTGCTTTAATGGACCACGCTTTCGCATGCCATTAACACAACCAGCCACAGCGGTAGGTGAGAAGATTGAATCTTCTTGCACATCCTCTTGCTGGTAAACCATTGCCCACACCTGAGGTGTAACTTCACTTCTTCGAGTGAATAGGGCAGGTCCGTCCCATTTCTGATACTGACCATTCTCATCAGGTTCATCTTCATCTGCTTCTGGTCTGTCAGTTTTAGCCCAAAGAGTTTTCCAATTCTCAGGCTTCTCATCAAATTCTAAGACTGCTGGACATGCGAAGTAGGTGAAAGGAGAAGCCCCACCCGACCACATCTTCGGGTCACGAATCTGTCGGTATAAATCAATCGGCGCAACTCGTGTGCCTAAGATTAAAAGTTTGCCATGGCGTCCAAGACGGGTGATAACCATCGTCTGAATCCAGTTAAGCATCTTCTCCCAGTCATGAGCATTGCTATCCATAACAACGTCATCTAGGATGATGAGGTCAGCGCGAGCACCGTAAATCTGAGAACCAATACCTAAGGCTTGAACCGTAGGGTCCTTCTCACCAGAGTCTCGACCTGAGTTAAAGTGAATCATGTCGGCAGACCAGATTTTAGAATCCTTCTGCCATCCACCGTTAGGTCCAAATGCTGCTTGCATCTTGGTGTAGTTCGGGTGGGTAAGTCTATCTTTGATTTGACCTAGGAACTTACGAGCCATACCTTGAGTCTTAGATACCACCACAACTCGAAGGTTGGGGTTAAGTGCGATTCGGTAGGTTACGTAGTTGGCAGTGATGGTAGTTGACTTAGCGTGCTCAGGTGGCACGTTAATCAGAATACGCTTATCGCTAGATGGTACATAGGTCATGCTTGGGTGTAGCCAGGAAGGTTCGTTACCCTCCAGTAGGTCTACCCAGTTTTGCATATGTGGATAAATCTTGGTATCTAGGAATTGCTCTGAGAACTCGGCGAAGCCAATGTTCTTGATTCCCTCTAGACCATCTTTGAATCCCTTACCCGCTAGGCGGGCATCATCAGATTCAGCCTTAAACTTTTCGTCTAGCATCGTCCACTGGCGGAAGGTTGCTTCGTTTCGTCCCACGGCTCCCATAGCCGCTGTGATGGTAGAACCTTGGGTGAGTAGGTGTAGAACCCTAGCCTTGGCTACTTCCTTAGGAATCTCGGTTTTTCCAGGTTTGCGCCCACGAGCCATATGTTCAGTGTCCCTTCTATCGCCCTCTGTGGGTCCTAGATTATGTTAATAAACGGATTATAACGCTCCCAATAAAACGACAGAAAAAGGGCATTATATTAATAATAATAATTAATAATAATTATATAAGCGAGCGAGCCGAAGAGCGATGCTCGCTCTTATATGTAATTAATCTTACATATAAGATAACCTGTTCAAATCGTAAAACCGAACACCCAAGTGGGTGTGTTCTTAATCACATATAAGACCAGTGCTAAAAGTGCTGGTCAATGCCATATTCGACCAAATAAATTCCTGGACGGGGGATATAACAGGAATTTTTTGGGAGAGACATATATATACATCAACTCGCATTTTAACAATGCCCCCCTCAAATGCTCGTGCTTATATAAATATTTTATCCTTAATATATTATTAAAGAAACCTGAGAGGTTTCTGATAGACATTGAATCTATAGTAGAGGTTTAATAATGAGAAATAATTGGAAAGGTACTATCCCCTTCCATATTCGCGGGGGTTATTTAAATCAGAATTCTCCCCCCCCCTCTTCAATCCGCGGGGGTAATTAAAATCGAAATCCTAGAGAGATAGTTAAAAATTCAACTATTGAAAGTTCAACTAAATTGAATTGTTGACAAATCTACAATTCACAGAGTTCCGCAAGTGTGACGCAATTCACTATTTTAAGACTTGACACGCTTAGGACTTAAGGGGTAATCTTCTCTTATTAGATAGTCAAGGTGATTATCTAAAGAGGTTCAAGGAGAGCCAAATCATGAGCAAACTACTTTGGAATATTAAGTATGAACTAAACGAAGTGCGCTATTCAACGGGCGCACCGATAGCGGTTATCGCTTGGGGAATTGTGGTCTTTGATTTGGTAGTAATCTTTAAGGCGGTGATTTAATGAACCTAAACGGGCAAGAATTGGAGATACTACGCCAAGCGCTTTATGGCAAGGCTTACAAACTAGAGAAAGCGCTCAAAATAGTATCGCCACGCAAGACGCAACGAAGCGCCAATATCCGCAACGCAAGGGAGAAGGAATTGCAGGAGACTATCGCTCTTCTGGAGCGAGTTCAGGAGGAATTAATTGTATGGATAGCGAAGAACTTCTAACAAATTAAGTGACGCAAGTCATAGCCTGAAACACTTCACAGAGTGCGAGTATTCACGATACTATTCAGGCACAAGGGAAAGCAAGGCGCAGACCCTAACCGCTCAAGGAGGGCGGATATCATGAACGGAAAAGCAATTCTTGAAACACTAGAGCAAATCAAGGGCGGTGAGTGGTTCGACATCTGGCGAACACTTCCAGACGTTGCAAGCGGTGAAGCGTGGGTCAATGAAATCAAAGACGCGTGCGACGCTGTGGCGGAATACATCACAGAAGATGAGGACTATACAGAGGACGAACTCAAAGAATACTCTCACGAATATGCAGACAGAGGAACGCAATCATCTTACAAGTTTATTCACGACCAAAACCACGCCCTTAGTTTATGGGCAAGTCAGGACATCACAGACGAAGCCGACGAGGTTTGGTCTGCAAGTGAGAGCGATATTAGAAAGTTAGAAAGCCTTTACTACTATATAGCACTACGTGCAACCTTTGAAGCGGTAGTTACCGAAGCAATCGAAAACGCAGAAGAGGAAGAGGAGGCGAACTAATGAGCAAGAAACTAAAAGAGAATTTGGCGGTGCTGTTCTTCCTGCTTACCCTTGCAGGTCTTGGGGTCTTGGCTATCTTCCTCTTTCAATCTTACTTCCACCCTTACGAGACCAACTGCCACACAGAAGCGGTAGGGCGAGTATGCGATATCGCTTATCATCTTTACTGGAAACCAACCCTAGAGATTTAAGGACTTAAGACATGAATACATTATACGAAACACAATGCAAAAGTTGCAGTGGTATTTGGATTTCAAACACAGAGGACGACTACTGCGACCCATGTGTAATCGCTGGCAATGTGAAAGATTACTGCCAAGATTGCGGAACGATACCCCATCTCTGCATCTGCTCACCAATGTGCGGAGATTGTTTAGTGCCAATCAACCAATGCGGGTGCAAGCCATGAGCAAGAAGTACTGCTATGTAATCTCGTATGACGAGCAAGAACAAGAATGGTTTCTTGATACTGATATGGAGGAGCAACGCTTTAAGTACGGAACTATCTACGATTATGACTTAAGACAATGGCAGTACCCATACTCAGGAGATGGAGAATACAATGGTCAAGAAGAATATAGGACTGGTCAGGTCGTTGACTTAATCGAGCGACTTAATAAACTTGAGACACCAAAGACAGGAGCAAAGAAATGAAAGTTAGACGTGTAGTTGAAATGCTTTACCAAACCTATGACCCTGAGCAGGAGATTATGGCAACTTGGTGGGGTAGTGAGAACTTCGAGATGAAGGCTGGGGTGTGGGAGCGTGCGTGCGAAATGTTCGACGACCAAAATACACCAAATGAATACGCTGATTATATCCGCGACCTAGTGGGCGACGCAGAGGCGGAGTTAGAAATGTTTGAGCAAATGCAAATGGACTCATACTTAGAGCGAGTCCGAGAGGAGCAAGCAAATGTATGAAATTAAAATAAGAGTAGACCAAACTTGGTTCGATATTTTAGGACAAATTAGTAGACATCAAGATGGTTTTATATGGTTAGAACGAGAGGAGCAAGCAAATGTCTGAAGAGTTAGAACTCTGTGAGTTGTGCAACTTAGCAGACGGATATTGCGAGTGCGTAACTTGCGACCACTGCGGGGAGAAGGAAGAGCCACACGAAATGTATGAGGGACGTTGCCGTTCCTGCGAAGATGAGCAAATGGTTAGGAGCATATGGTGAATAAAGACCCACTAGAAAATCTTATTGAAAGATTATTTCGTGAAGTAATAGCAGGAGAAGTTGAGGATATGATACCTAATCATCACGAAGCAGGAGATAAGTTATGTGAATCCTGTTATGCAATGCAAAAAGTTGCTCAAAGAATTAGGAAAGAACAATGAAAACTTATCGAATTGTTTATGAGTCAAAGTGCACAGAGATTATGAACGTGTTCTTAGATGATGATACTGAAGTGCCTGAAGATTTCCATAAGTGGGAACTCAACGCACAGGACGAGTGGCTATACGAGAACGGATACGGACAGCGTAAGGTTTACTCAGACCAAGAGTGGGGTAATGCGGTGGCAATCTACCCATTAG